ATAGTTTTAACGGTCATTATTCCGCCATTATTACGTAACTGTCTTTGCATTTGAGCTCTTGTTATCATATGTTTTAATTAATTATTTAAAGGCAGGAATTTCACCTGGGTTTATTAACTTACTAGTTTTCTCCTAGTAAATCAAGACTATGTTGTTACTTCTCTAGGCTTAATTTCTAGAGCAGACAGCACCACGTGTAGTCTATTTGCCGTTGCTGCTGTTACTTTTAACACTTCGCTTTCCTCTAATACTAGAGGATTTGATATTAATTCTGTTGTAGCATTAGCTGATATGGATTTAGTCTTAAATAAGCTAAATACATTATCGCTAGTATCTGTAATTGTAACTGTTATAGTATCAGCATTACCAGAGTCCTCAGATACTAATATAGATTTAATTACACTAGTTGCAGCAGAAGGCACAGTATATAGTGTTGTAACACTTGTTGTAGTTAAATCTGCTTTTTTATTTATAAATGAATTTGCCATTATGCTAAGAAAAAGTTGAACGCTTCAACTTCATCTTTTAAATCTTGTTGATAAGTTGAATTTAATTTATTAACTATACTATCTACATCTCTAACAAAAGACTGAGATAATTGTTCGTCATATTCTTGACCAGGTTGTGTTAAAGATTGTACAATTCTAGCCATTATCTTCTTCCATCCGGTTGATAGTCTATTCTAAAAGTACCTAATCTCCAAAACTGACTTGTGCTTGTATTAGATACTTTTAAAGATATAGATCTTGCTCTAGCACGTGTATCAATTTTTTGTGTACCACTTGTAACAGTAAAAGGTCCTAATGATGAACTAGCTTGTGTGTCATTTGGAAAATCTCTTAAGTTTAAAGTTATAACTGCATCTCCTGTTTGTGATAAAAAGTCTGGTATTATTCTTCTTATTTTCATCATGAACTCACCATCATTGCCTGCACCAGATATACCTCCTGCACCTATATCAAAGTCTCCTGATTCTATGTTAGCAGCAATAGCTGTAGTTGCACCTTCTTTAATTTGATTTAATCCTGTTTCATGTTCGTAATATGTTGATGTACCATCTGTGCATCCAATAACGTGATCTTTACTAGTTGCAGGTGTTGTGCCATCTGCATCATATTCTGTTGCATGAGGTTTACCAAATATAGCAGAATCTTGCCACGCTGTTCTAGCTAATGTTCCAACTGTCCACACGGGTCTTTCAGGAGATGAGTCTATATAATTATAACAAACCATTCTGTTTACAGTGTTAGATCCTGAGTTAGGATAAAACCACATAACTTCACCAAACAAGTTATTCAGTCCTGCATTGATATGTTGTTTTGGTGTTAAATTTATATCATCGTAAACATGGTCTTCAACTAAACACGGCAATGATTCTAGTTTACCTGTATATCTAAAGAAACCATTTTCTGACATCCAATAAGCTGAACCATCAACCTCAACAGCTGCATGAGGACCAATCAATCCACAGTTAGTACCAACTTGTTGGAATGAGAATGTAAATGGTGGACCTACAAATTTCATAATAAATAAAGCTGTGTCAGTCCAAATGTATGTAACGTCTCGACCTCTTATGGCTCCTACAATTCTTGATCCATCAGAAAGTCTTTGTGTGCCTGCAGTGTTAGTTGCTGTAGGTGTATAGGTGTTAATATCCTCTTGAGAAGAAAATCTAATAAACATCTCATCTTGTGTTGTGCTAGTTCCAATAGTTGTTTCTGTACCAAAGAACACTAAGTGTCTATCGGGTGCAGATACAATCATACTTCTAGAAGCTGTAGGTGCTCCTGTTACAATGGTTGCTCTGTTGTTTGTTGCATTTGATGCATTAGAGTCCCAAGAAAAAGTTTTTCCATTAAATACAGAAGCTAGTAATACATTACCAAAATTATCTAAAGTCCATAAACCAGGATCAGTAATAACGTCACCTGATGCTGCAGCATTCCATGCAAAAAATTGAGATGCGTCCGTTACAGTTGCACCTGATGAATGTGTAGCTGCTGTAGTTCCTGAAGCTCCTCTTGTTAAACCTGATAGTGTACCACTACTATTACCTGTGTAAGTAATAAGTTCATTATCAATCAATACCGTTCCTGAAGATGGAAATGAAGTTGAACTAGCCATTGTTAAACTTGTGACAGATGTGTTGATACTTGATGATAGTGTAGATGTAAATTGTCCTGCTTTAAAACCACTCCAAGGTCCTAAACCAAATCCTGTTGATGCAACCTCCACAGCTGGACCCACTGGTTCATAGTGTCTAACTCTTATACCACCAGACGTAGATGCTCCAGAACCACTTTCATTAGAAGCTAAAGTTATAGTTAAAGTTGTGTCTGTAGGGATAGATGTAACTTGAAATCTTTTGTCGTCAAAATTAGAAGATGTATAATTAGAATTAGTAATAGATGAAAAATTATCTAATAATATAATATCACCTGCATTAGCGTTATGTGCTGATGCAAAAGTTAAAGTTACAATAGCAGAACCGTTAGTTGTAGAAAAAGCATTGCTTAATGTTGTTGTAGATTTTATTGGACTAATATCATAAAAAACACCACCTGAATAAACATATAAAAGTCTATTTGTGCCTAACGCAGCATACTTAATACCTGTTGTATTAATAAAGTGATGAATAGCTGTGTTACGACCTGTAACATCAACAGAACCTAGTTGTGCCCAACCACCTATCTTCTCCGGTGTGCCATATCTAAATCTAACATTATCACCTCCAACCCATTGGCTTTCGCCTCCAGTAGCAGTAACTTGTTTATTGAATCCAGGTGCAAATTTAACTTTTTGTAGCATATGTCTCTTAGATTATAATAGATTGCGTTGTGAATCAACGAGTTTTGGGTATACCCAACATAGGTCTTTTATCATATAAATTAGACTTTGCAAAGGGTCCATTTGCATGATTATAATGTAAAAATACTTGACCACATAACTTACCTTGAAATGGCTCTCTCCAGTGTTCTAATTCACAACCAGAATATATAAGCATATCACCAGGTTTTAAATCAACTTTATTTCCTTTGGGAGCATCGGGTTTCATTATACCCTTATACTCGTCTATGACGTTGTTAGACCCCGTAGGATCGATAAATATAGGCCACGGATCACCACCTAAATTAAGTGTTGTTGATATTTCGCAACTAGGTCTATCTTTATGTCTATTTAATATATTACCTGTTCTATATAATCTTGTGTAAGAATAGGTAGGTATTAAATCTAATCCTGTTTTAGCTTTCATTACAGGTATAGTTTTAACAAGTAATGTTTCCATTAATCGGTCTGCATATTTTGCATAAGATCCTGGTACTTGTCGATCTTTAAAATTACCTATTAAAAAATTATTTTCGTGTGTTGTTTGATTAGTAAGCATCCAATGATCTGCCTCTGCTGATATCTGTAAATAAGTATATCCTATGTCTGCTAACTCTTTTGATATAGCTCCTCTAATAACTTGATATTTATTCTTTTTAAATGTATTCATTTTCTACGTTGTCATATAAAGGAGGCATAATTTGATTAATACGGCCCTCCTTATCTCTTCTTATTTGTAATTGATCTTTTAATTTAAATAAAGATCTAATCTCATCATCTGTCTTTAGTTCTCTTCCTTCTAAATCAAATGTTTCTGGAGTCCAAATATTAACAATGATAGGAATTTCTTTAATCCCTAATGCTTTAGCAACAGCCATTCTATTATTGCCTACGGTTACCTTAATCTTAGGACCATAGTCATGACCATACTCAGCATAGACAGGCTCTATAATACCGTGTTTTTTAATAGAAGCTGTTAAGCTATCTTTAAATTTTTTTTCGTTTTTGTGGAAGTCTTCTCTGTCAAGATACTCAATTTGATCAATAGGAAGTTTAGTATAAATTAATTTGGTCATATTTGTATAAAATTGTAAGATACTGATATACGCCAGTTCTTTTCACCTTTTTCTGTATTCATGTTTAAATCAACCCCATGCGGTAACCATGATGGAAAAAATATCATACGTCCTTCTATAGCCTCATAAGCACATACTCTCCATAACGCTTCAGGAGTATTATCCATTCTTCTAGGCATGTATGTATTAGGTCCTGGTCTAGGATCTTCTAAAAATAGTTTACCAGAGTTCTTTGGTACTTTTACATAGTATACACCTGACCATAATGAGTTGGGATGTGTATGTGTTTTATTATAAGAGTATGTTGGACTTACATTAGCCCACATATTACCAAGTCCTAATTTAGGTTGAACCCCATAATCTTTATTACATTCTTCTGCCATTTTAAATAATTCTGATGTTAAAGGATCAAATTCTTTTTTTTGATTCATATCTGTTGGGCTATGCCAACCAAAACCAGAATTAGTTTTCATCTCGCCTTTTGGCTCAGCTTTCTTCCATGCTTTAATATGTTTAAATAAATATTTATTTAATTTTTTTGCATCAGGTATATCTTTAAAATAAACAGGAGTTGGAAATAATACTTTTCTTTGTAGTTGACTCATTTAAAAGGTTGGCCTCCAAACCACATAACTAAAGACCTCCTAATACCTTTTTTAACAGGAGCTACTCTGTGTCTTAAGAATGATGCAAAAAATATAGCTTGTCCTTGTTTAAGATTAGGTACTTTATTTTTTTCCATAAACTCTAATTCACCGCCTGTAAATGTAGATGGGTCAGATAATAAACATGTCATAGATATCTTTCTAATTGGTGGTTCGTGTTGACCGTTAACATCTAGATCCATATGCCAATCATAAAAACCACCTTTAGGGTATTCTGTAAATTGTGCAGGTTCTGTTATTTGTACATTTTCAAAACCAAAATGATTTAGGTTTACTATAGATAATTGATGTTCTACTTTTTTATACATCTGTGGTAATTTATCAAAAGGTATCCAAGATATCGTCGTTGTTCTTTTTTTCTTATCTAC